ATAAAACGACTGTATCGCCAAGAGTAATAACGCTTACTTGCAGGATACGCAGGTAATCACCCTTTGCTCCGCCTTTACCGCCTGTTAATACTTTTTTAGTCTGAGTAACTGGAACAAGCGTGTATGTTGATCCTAATGGAATAGCAATGGATGCCATGTTTTTCTCCTTTGGTAGAAATTCCTAACATTTTGCCTGAATTTTGAAGAAATTGTGTGAAATTTGCTGAATTTTTTACAATATTTGCTTGCCGCAACACTTTGTTGATTTTTGATGTTGAATTATGTTGCTATGACCCCCTGCAATTTTTCCACATTCAACGCATAACCAAGGTTGTTTTTTAACACCTTTATGTGCCGCCGATTGCAATAATTTTGTTGATTCTTTGTGCTTGCGCCCTACCCAAATTTTATTGCCCATCTTGGCTTTGCTTACTTTTGCTTTTGTTGCTTCCGTATTTGTAAAACGATAGCCATTTGATCCAGCCCCGCCCAATGCTTTATTGACCAATGGATGACCCATATCTTTGAAGCAAGCAATAATTAACTTTTCATGCTCCCATGCTTCTTGTTTTGTTTCCCATTGAGCAAGCATTTCATGATAAACACCATGTTTTTGCGCTTCCTCTGCCCATTCTTTTGAATGCGAATAAGCATGGTAATTACTTATGCGCCTTTCTTTGCCCATTCCCACATAAAAAACAGCATTATCTGATTGTCTGCGGTGTATGTATGTAAAGTATGTCATATACGAGTATTATATACCCTTTTTGTTTCAGCCCACATTTGATCGAGCGATACTTCGTTTTTACCAACCGATACCCCAACGATTGGTTTCTCGTGATAATTCTCTTTTTTACTTTCTTTATAAGCAACCATCATCATGCGGAAAGCATCTGCTCCGTGGCTTGTCCAGTCATGGCGTGGCTTATCTCTGAACGCCTTTTTGTTGTCATCGTATTCTCTTTGGTATTGTCGCAAAGATTCAATTCCTTCTTCTGCTTTTTCCCTATCAAACCATACCCTAGTAAAATTCATCCTTGCCGCTTGTATTCCGTCTTGAATTGACAAATTGGGCACAATCTTAAGGTTTTGCAATCCTAACCCCGTTGCCATTTGTTCTATAACGCTTTTTCCTCCACTTGCAAGTGTTTTAGCCCTTGCATCATGCGGCAACCAGTGAGTCCCATATTTATAAGGCTTGCTTTTAAGCAAATCAACATAAAATTCTACGGATTTGCCATTGCTCGAATGGTAGTCGATTACTCGGATTTCGCCATGTATGAATTGGGCGAACCAAATTGATGTATCGTCTGTATAACCAAGATCGAAAAAAGTAAAACAAGGAAACATGGGATCATAATCAACAGTAGTAATGCGACCAGAGTCCATTGCATCACGCATTTCTTGACCGTAGTAAGCCCCTTGTATCGCCGCCTCGAACGAACATTCAAACTCTTGGTCGTATTGGTCAACAGACATTGATCTTTTCGCATCTTCTAACTCATCCTCGGGAATAATGCCTGTTTTGCTGGCACGGAGCATTTTCGTGAACCAATCAGGGCTTTTAGACCCTGCATTACATATATCGTAAAAACTATTATGCCCCTTGGGTGTGCCGATAAATACAGCCCATCCCCTGCGGTCAGATAAAAGTGGTCGAACAATCTCTCCCCATACCCTAGGGCGCATATCAGCGTATTCGTCTAATACCACTCCGTCTAGGTATAAACCCCGAAGCGAATCAGGATTATCCGCACCGAAAAGTCTTATCCGTGCCCCGTTAAACAATTCCACCCATAATTCGCTATTATTCTGCTTGGCTAAAAATGGTTCTGCAAAGCGCACTAGGTAATCCCAAGCCACATTCTTAGATTGGCTGGCATAAGGGGCTACATAGGCATAGCGCCCATGATCTTTATTCTCTACTAGGGCTTTGACTATCAATTCGTTAATGCAAGCAACAGTCTTACCTGCACGTCTATGTGCCACCACAACCGCCCAGCGTTGTTTTCTTTTATGGAAATCCTCAAATACCGCCCTTGGGCGATACTTCATTTTTAATTTAATCATCAGCCCAAGAGATAGTGAAGTCCTTGCCATTAGCGCCTGTTACTTCATTGACTTGGGTTTCTTTCCATCCAGCCCTTGTTTTTAACCAAAAAATGGCGGCAGTCATGTTTCCTGCTTTGGCTTGGGAATATAGAGTTCCAGCGATTACCGAGTTAGCATCTATACGGGCGTCTTTTAAGACATCCTTATAGTATTTAACCAGCGTATCTGAACTTATGCGTAGGCGTGAGGCAATATCCTCATAGGTAACGCCTAATGCGGCTAAACGCCGTACTGTTGCCTTGTTTTCTTCTGTTGCTTTGTGGGCAGGCATCCCACCTTTTTTAACTCCGACTTTGCTCATATATCTATTCCAAGTGGTTGTAGTAGATACGGGGATTGTAATACTTTTATTCTGCTTTGTCCTCTATGTATTTAGCATAGGCATCTTCTAGTGTTTTCTTACGCTTACCGCTTGCATTTTCTCTTTGAACGCTTAATGCAATGGCTTCTGCTTGTTTCTTAGGCTTTCCTGCTTTTACTTCTTTTTTAATGTTTTCGCCTACGGCTTTATCGCTAGATGATTGTTTGAGTGGCATGGCTTGTCCTTAGTTTAGGAATTTGAGTTTATATACTGTGGAATCAATAAGGTCTGCAATAGCATCGCAAAGGTTTACCAATTCATTATCCTTTGGCAAATCGCCTACTGCATCTTTTACAAAAGATTTTAGGGATACCAAGTATGATTCAGGTTCTTTTGGTTCGTGGTAGCAGTTAGGGAAATCCTCTATCTTGCCGTATATGCCCATTGCTGACTCTACATAAGCATCTACTAGATCAACGATGCCTTCATAATAATCACCCAATGTTCTTTGCCTTCTGCATTCTTGCAGTCTTTACATTCAATCCCAGTATTCATTAAACGCTTTCAAAGGGTAAAACACTAAAGAATTGCGGTATCCATCTTCCGCAAGCGGGATAATAGGGGTTACGCCATGCACATTACGCCATGCGGGGTAAACCAGCATAGAGTTGTCCGAACTATCCATAGTGGCGTCATAGTCAGGCACAGTAGTATTGCCACCCCGAGCATTTTTACGCTTGGCGATGATGACATTAACGCATCCTTCAAGATTCCCGCCATCCCGATGATAATTTGCCGCAATGTTGAAGTTGCTGATTGAACTGGTAAAAAGCCGCCCGAATCGGAATTTTGGTGGGACTTTCTCATTAATGATGGCTTCTTGCTTTTCGTATATGTTTGGAGCGATCTCACGGATGAGGTTTTCTGCTTCCCTACAAGCGAGTAGCATCGCCTTGATAAATGTTTGCGCCGTTTTAACATCATGCACCGCCGAGGTTCTGGGATATGGCATTCTCATGTGCGGTCTAGGCGCACAACTGCCAATGATTGTGGAATACTGCTTTACGATATGCTGGCCTTTTGCCGCTAATTTTTCCAAGTAAAACTTGCTATTCGGTCCACGGCTCATTTCTGTCTTGGGGACTCTGTCGGATAGGAGTTCTGCGTTGGCAATCTCCACATATTGCAGGAGTTTTCCCTTAATTTCTTTCAGATAAAAGCCAATTGGCTCTCCATCTACAGTAAAAATTGTGTCCTCGGTAATATTTGGGGGTAAATCAGGGCATACATCCCCAATTTTGACAGTATGAGGTTGGGTTACGAGTTCTATTCTGTTCATGTCATCAGTATCTCGTTTTTGCGTTTAGGGTTCAACTTGATTGCATCCCCCCATTTGCGTAATAAATAGTCAATATTTGCCTGTTCTGTTGTATCGCTTCGGTAATCTACTGCGCCGCCAGCGTTACTGTAATGGGCAAACTCCCATAGGTATTTATGATAACGAACCACAGTCTTGTATTGCTTGATATGGCTCAAAGTAAAGTCATAATCTTCTTTCAAAGATAAGTTTGTATCGAACCTTGGGGCAGATGGCTTAACAAATAACGCATCCCCGATGCAAAAAACATTCGTTGCCGTCATTTTCTTGGCAAAAAAGTCATTATTAGTCGGTGGAATGCCCATTAGGTAGAAGCCTGATGTCTTGTCAAATTTATTTACAATATCTTCTATTGCCTCGGATAGCGGAACGACTTTCTTTTCGCCAAAATTCTTATTGATGGTAATTTTCTTAACATCATCCGACAATTGGACACAGATTAATTTATCCTTAAAAGCATGGTCTAACGCCCAATTCCTGCTCTCGACCAGTTTGCCTGTTTCAAAAACATTGGCACAACCATGCTCCTCATAGAGGGCTTTTTGCCCGTTTTTTACGCAAAATACAAATTCTTTCTTTTCTTTGTCTGTAAAAGGCAAGTCAGCGTAACGGGAAGCGGATATGACATATACCCTGTGCTTCATAGTTTGGCTTTTTCTTTGCGTAGGTGATCCATCAGCATATAACCTACATACGCACCTTCATCACGCCACAATTTAACCAATTCTTGTGCTTCTTCGTAGTGGTCAGGTTCAAATTCAATTTGCAAGGCTTTACGGACTCCTCCAGCCATTTCGTCAATTTGGGCGGACAAATCCTCGTCATCAAGAATTGAATAGTCTATGTCCTTGTTTTGGAGTTCTGAAGGGTCAAATCCCAGCACATCTACATCAAAACCTTCGTTTTTCAGGTCATCAATCTCAATTCGGAGCATTTCATCATCCCATCCAGCGTTTAAGGCTAGTTTGTTATCGGCAATGATGTAAGCCTTTTGTTGGGCTTTAGTCATGTCTGAACCATCAATCGTAGGCACTTCTGCCAATCCCAATTTTAGGGCGGCTAATACTCGCCCATGACCTGCCAAAATGCCCTTTTCACCATCTACCAACACAGGCGAACGGAATCCGAACTCTTTGATTGATCCCGCCAGTTGTGCAATTTGATGGTCTGAATGGGTGCGGCTATTCCGAGCGTATGGAATCAAGTCATCCGTTTTGAGGTATGCGATCTTCAATTTATTCACTTTGCAATCCTTTCAGGGTGAAATGTATATTCCCAAACAAAAAATCTGTTTGTATTGTCTTTGTTCTCTACAAACTCACGAGTGAGCCAGCGATACTTCATTAGGTAATTTAATGCCATTGATATTTCACTTGCTTTTAAATCCGTTGCGCCTTTGATTTTTGCTAAAGTCAATGGTTCGGCTCGGTCTATAAATACATTTCTTACTTTTGTTGCGGCATTAGCCATAACAATACCCCCTTTTAGTTGCGTAAGGGATATTGTAATACTTATGTATTAGGTTTTCAAGGTTAAATAGCAGAAACAAACATCACCGCCAAAACAAATGCCAAAGTAACTGCGCTTACTATTTCTACCCAAAACGGGATTTTTTTGTCGTCATACCAAAGTTTCATTATTGCTCCTTAGATATTTAAAAGATTTGCAGGCAAAAAGCCTAGGGAACTATTAGCATTTTTAATAATACTGTCGTAGCAAAAATAAGCAGTTTCACCTGCTACAACTGTTTTTTCTCCAAGAACAAACATAGTGCCACTTGGGTATCCGCAGTAAGCGGTTCTTAAAGTTGCAGTTTTTATAGTTGGGTTTTTTAATTTCATTTTTATCTTCCTTTTCGTTAGTCGATGAGAGTATTATGCCTGAGTTTTTAGAAAAATAATACTTTATTGAAAAATATTTTTCACTCTATTGGACAGAGACTTGCAGGATACCCGTTCAAAGTGAAGGGTTAATTTAGGGTGGGGAGTAGCCACGAAAAGGAGGGTAAAGACCCGAGCAGATTATGGTGATGCCAGCACCGCTACTCCCCATAGAGGGCGGGGGTTTTATCCCCCGTAAAACTTAAAACGGAATGTCATCCGCCATTTGTTCAATTGCTGGCGCAGGTGCGCTTGCCGCTACTGTACCATCTTTTGGCTTTGGTTCAAAATAAGACATCCAACCATCCCAATTTAAAGGGATTGAATCAATCTTACTGCTTAATTGCCCTTTGTCATTTACAAAAGCCACGCCCATGTGATGCCAGCGGGTCTTTTCTTCCCCGTTGCGGTCTTTGTATGTGCCATTTTTTGCTTTAATTTCGTATCGAACTGTTGCCATTATTGTGAACCTTTCATTAGTAATACTTCTTCGTGAACCTCGTTTAAAAACTGCTTTACTGCTTCTTCAATTTCGCTAATCATGTCGTTATCTCTAAAAACACGCTTAACGAATAATTGACTTCTTTGCGGCATTCGTGGGTCAAAACTCACAAAATCGCACCATTCTGTGTTTGTGCAAGCCATTTGAGTTTGCATTTGGTACACATACTTGTTTGGTGCTTCGCCGCTTTTAATTGTTGCCCAATGAGTTGCGCTATTTGGGCATTTTATTTCCACTAATCCCTCATTGCGAATCAAACCATCGGGCGATGCTCCAAACCATTCAATGTTCGGGTGATCTACAAATGGGACTTGATCCACAAAATCACTGCTATAAATCTCATAAGCCATTCTTGCTTGGGCTTCGTTATCAATACCCCATTGCATCGCAGGGCTTGTATAAGAGGCTTCAGGCGTTCCCGTAACACGGGCTAGGGCTAACTCAATTAAATAGTTTTGGCGGCTTGTAGATGCTCCTGTTTTGGTTTTAGCCATAATGTCGGCCACCCTTGAAGCAGTTACTTTGCCGAGCCGCATTTGATGCCACGCATCAGTTCCCTGTTTTGTGGCTTCAATACGATCTTCAGTCGTAAATGTGCTCATTTGCGAGCCTCCATCATTGCTTCAGCATATTCATAAGACATTTCAGCCACCTTTTTCATGTAATCATAATGTTTAAGAAGTGCGCCTAATTTTCCATCTGTAATAATTGATTGCATTGCTTTAGCGGCAAAGTAATCACGCAAATCCATGCCAGCATCAAGAAATCGAGTGTTTTCGCTAGGGTGCGTCATTGGAAATGCTTTCATGATAATTTGGCTTTCATCATGTCTTTAGCGGTTGCCAATGCTTTTAATGCGTTTTGGTCTTTTTGAAGGGTTTTATACGCCGCTTCATAAGCCGCTTTGAGTTGGTCAAGGCTTTCTACATTTTCGATTGCATGAAGCCATTTGTTGAGTTCCTCGGTTAAATCTACAGGGTCTTCATCAGGCAAATCCTCACCAGCATAGATGTATAAACCAAGACCATGTAATGCGATTGCTTTTACCAAGCATCGTTGCATAGCGGTATTTACATCCATTGCGCTTGGGTTAGCAATAGCCTTGTTTTGGTGGTTTAGCACGGGAAGCATTGATGTCATTGCCTTGCCAAACGCTTTTACCTCACAAAACACCATCATTGTGCCGTCAGGGAATACGGATGGTTGCCCGTATGACCATGTTGCAGTTGGGTCAAGTTGTAATAATTGATCTACCGCCCACGCCCACGAAAGATAGGTAAATTTACCCTTTTTTTCGGTGTGTTCGTTTACATTAATTTTGCGTATTTCGTTATAAGTAGTCATGATTTCTCCTTCGGTTAATATTCAAGACCTGATGAACCCATTAGGTCGCATTGTTGTTTAATTGATAGTGTAAAAATTGCATTTAATACTTTTTCTGCTTGATAAAGATTTACCTTGTCTTTTGGTTGCTCTAATTCTTTTCTGAGCATCCAAATTACGCCGTGTAATTCATCAATTTCCGTATAGTGTTGATATATGGCTGATTCCAACCTTGCAACACGACATTCTAAAAATGATTCATAAGTTAAGTTTGGATAATTCCCCCAAGCCTTTTTAAATTCATCTTCAAATCGTTTAATTTTTTTCTTGCTCATAGCACATCATCCAATGCGTATTTTTCCATCTTATCCATTGCCATAGTCATAATCTTGCGACCAATTTTTTCAAAGTCGCCCGTATCAATGACGGCTTGCAACGAATCTGCATCAGGAACACCTAAGTCTGCAAATACTTCGTAGATTGCGCTAGATGTTTGGTAATCGTATTTTTGACCTTTTTGGATCAATTTCCATGCTTCGTGTTCTGCTTCTTCTAAAGCGATAGCATCTTGATCATCTTCAGGCTCGTAGTAAGCATCGTGGCGGTTCATTCCCATTTTGATTTCCTTTTTCGTGTATGGTTGCATAATTGCTTCCATGCAAGTATTATGCCTGAGAAATTTTAAGAAAGAAAGCATTTTTGAAAAATATTTTTTTAACACTCCCGCTAAGTCCTACCATCAACAGTTACTACCAATTTCATGGTCATCGCAGGTATGTTGGTGAGGCTGGTAAAAAGTTTAAAGCGGCGGTGGCTCATGAGGTGAGCCTGCAAAATATTAGGTTTGGCTCTGAAAATGTGCGCTTGTTAGTAACTATTCACTTTAGAGATAAACGCCGTCAGGACTTGTCCAATAGGATTAAAGCCCTTGAAGATGCCCTTGTTCAGGCAGGGCTTTTAGATGATGACTCTCAAATCAAAGAATTAGTCATAAAAGAGGGCGAAATTGTTAAGGGTGGAAAAATTTTTATGGAAATGCTTTCTTTTTAAAATAATTGGAGGCATAATACTTTCACTTTTACGAAAAGGAATGTATGACTAAGAAAACAGATATATGGATGCCTTTGTATATCGGCGATTACATCGCTGATACCTCTAGGCTTAATACAGAGCAACATGGTGCTTATCTTTTGTTGATTATGGATTATTGGCGTTCAGGTCGTTTGCCTGACGATGATCAAGTTTTGGCACAAATTACAAAACTGTCTCCTGAATCTTGGAAAAAGCATAAAGGAATCCTTAGGGGATTCTTTGAAGCATCTAATGGGGAGTTAATACACCCAAGGATTGAGAAAGAATTAGGCGATTCTAAGAAAAATTTGTTTCACTCAACCTGTAAAAGTATTTTGGGTAATTTTGCTAAGTATGGAACGATTGACCCTCGTGTTTACAATGAACAGCCGTTTATTGAATGGTGGGCAACTGTCGATCAAACTAAGTATAAAAGTTCCCACAAGGAGTCCCCGAAGCATCCACCTTCACCTTCACCTTCACCTTCATCATTAACTACAACTACATTAAAAACTATTACTACCCCTGACGGGGTTAGTGATTCTGTTTTTAAAGACTATGTCCAATTAAGGAACAAACTTAAAGCCCCTGTAACAACAACTGCCATTAAAGGATTACAACAGGAAGCCAATAAGGCAGGCATGTCATTAGAAGCCGTAATGACCCTTTGTTGTCAAAACGGATGGCGTGGTTTCAAAGCAGATTGGGTAAAAGGCAATAAAAAAGATATTAGTTTCAAAGAAAGAGATTCCCAAATATCTTCTCAGCAATTAAAAAACATGATGTTAGGGACTGTATTACCAACTGATTCACAACCTGATTTTTACACGATAGAGGAAAACAATGAGCCACGATTACAAGGAAAGTGATTTTTTAACCATTGACCAAGGTTATGCGTACTTGATCGCAAAATTAACCGCTTTTTACGGGAATAGGTTTTTGACCAATTTTCAAGGGATTGACCCTAGGATGATGAAGGAAACTTGGGTCGATATTTTAGGTAAACAATTAACCTATAAACCTAAAATTGATCATGTTATTCGCAGTCTTGACCCTGATGGGTATATAGCAAACCCTAATCTTGTTTACAACTTATGTAATGAAATTAGGATTCCAATTAAACCTGAAACAACTTTAACGCATCAAAAAATGGAATCTGAGATTATTGCCGATTCAAAGGCGGCTGAAGAAGCAAGAGCGAAACTTAAACAATTTTTAGGAGGATTTGGGAAATGAATGAAACAATCAGCCCATTTAAAGCCCTCGATTTTATTAGGGATAACGCTAGTGCATACGCAAATGCAAAGGCTAATGTGGTTTATATGATGGAATACCGCAAATCCCTTAAAGCAATCCTTATGCAGGAGGCTATAGACCTCAAAACTGAATCAGCGAAGGAAACCTACGCCTATGCCAATCAGTCCTACATAGACCATTTAAAGGCTATACAGGATGCCGTTGCAGAAGCCGAAGCGTTGCGCTGGAAACTGGTAGCGGCAGAAGCCAAGATTGAGGTTTGGCGCAGTCTTGAATCTTCAGCAAGAGCCGAGGGGAGGGCTACCCAATGAACAATGAACCAGTAGCGTGGATGAATGAGCATGGAGAGATAAACATGGATGAACATTGGGCTTATCCAACACCACTCTACACCCATCCAGCAAAGACACTAACAGATAAGGAAATAGAAGATTTAGCGGATAAGTATTTGTCAGTTAATTATAAGTATGGTGAAGATATTTATGTTTTAGGTGAAGTTGAATTTGCTAGAGCAATACTAAGAAAGGCACAAGAGAAATGACTTTTGTAAAGTGGGTAGGAACTATTCTATGCTTAATAGGTATATTCCTTACTAGCATCAATGTCTATCCATCTAATATTTGGTATGGCCTTGTAGGTAGTGCTATATGGTCTTTTGCTGGTATATACCAGAGAGATATGCCACTATTTTTAGTAGAGTTTGTAGCAGTTGCTTTTTATGCCTATGGTGTAGTAACCTATTATTTTTCGTGAAGGAGAAATGATGTTTGATAAGTTCTGGGATCTTTATCCTCGTAAAGTTGCAAAGCGTGTAGCACAGCGTAAGTTTGAAGCGCTAAGAGCAGATGAGCAAAAGCTGGCTATAGAAGCATTGCCAAACCATATTAAGTATTGGAAAACAAAGAATACTGAGATGGATTTCATTCCCCATGCTGCCACCTGGATAGGGCAGTATCGGTTTGAAGATGAGATAGTGATAGAAGAACCTAAAGCAAATAAACGGCCTGAGTTGCCTTGGTACAGCTCAGAAGAATTAACAATAAAAAAAGCACAAGAGATAGGTGTTCAAGCGTATGCTGGAGAAGGATGGCAACAATGGCGAGCAAGGATCAGTCAAAAGATCAAGCAGCTCGAAGAACAGTTATAGCGAGTGGCAGATTCAATAATTGCTTTTAATTTGTTGTACTCCTCAGAAGAATTAAATATTGGCTGACCCAATGGAACAGAATTAGCATCTTGCAAAATACCAAGAATATCGCCTTGTGTTAACGCTACTGGTTCATTGTTCATATCTTCCTTTATGTAATGAGGAGTGTTTCCAGCATAAGTCTTAACTGGAAGATCTACTTCTATCATTCCCCAGAATGGTATTGGCTCTAACATTTATCCTCCAAGCGCTTTTGATCTGATATGTAGAAGCTCTTTGTCTAGATCTTTTTCTTCATAAAAATCTAGTAGTTTGAGATAGTCGCTAGTCTTGCACTTACCATCTTTGTAGAGCGTTCCAGTAACCGAGTCCATTAGGTATTCAGTTTCGTAATAATCAGTAGCAATAACGACTGGCGTTACTAGTAGGGTAAGAGGATGTAATAGCGCAATGCGGATGGCGAAGCCAGAGTCCGTTCCTCGTAAGTCTGGCGGGTTCTGTAACTCCGATGGAGCAGATGAAGGCGAATCTAGGTAGGCTAGGTTCGTTCACCGAAAGAGCAGTAACCTTCCTAAAGACTTTAATAATATACCTATAAGTATTAAATACATTTTTAATTAGTACCTATAGGCTACAAATGACAGAACAAGAATACATAGAGCAAGTAACTAAATTTGTTCAAAACGAAAATAGGTTTGAACTATCTGCATTTCCTTGTCTAAACGATGATGCTGGTCATGGATACGATCAACACTACATTTATCATGTAGCATGGGCATTAAGAAAAATAAAAGAGATCAACCCTAGAAGCCATATAGATATTGGCTCTAGCCTACATTTGTCTACTTGTGCAGCAGCATTAGTTCCTACAATTTATTACGATTTTCGTGCGCCTAAACTATCCGTACCAAATTTATTAGTAGCGCAATATGATTTAACTGCACACTCATTAGATCCATCAGAATGTGTATCGTGTTGCCATGTTGTAGAGCATATTGGATTAGGGAGATATGGAGATGATCTTGATAACGAAGGCGATCTCAAGGCAATTAAAAACCTTAAAGAAATGGCATCTAAACATTTGCTGTTTGTTGTACCTGTTGGTAGGCCAGTTGTGCAATTTAATGCACATCGTGTTTATAGCCCTGTTTACATCCGCAATCTTTTTTCTGAGTTTGATTGCGAGTTTTATCTTATTCCTAATAATGGAACAATCCCTAGCGTAACTGAGGTTACTGAGCTAGATCTGCCATACGCTTGTGGCTGCTTTCATTTTGTAAGAAAACAACAACAGTAGTTGCTTTTGTATATCGTTCTCGTTTAGTATTTGTAGATGGAACAAAAACAAAGAATTCGGTTTAAGAACGGCAACATTGAGATGTTCAAGAATCGTATGCACATCACTACAACATTTCGTAAGCGTGGCAAAACGCTAGAAGCTAAACGAAAGATTGTAGAAATGGCTAATTCTCCTTTGTTCTATATTTTTGGTTACGACCTTACAAATAAGAAAAATGAAGAAAATTAAAAAAGCAATGAACTATATGTGCGCTGATGCAACAAGCGTGTTCCCAG